ATATTAAAAATGTGAGTCACATCATTAGCTCGGAAATTCGTTAAATTAGTGTTAAGCGCAGACACAGCTCCCGTAACTGTTCCATCTCCTATCTTGCTAATATCTTTCGAGCCCATTCGCACAACGAGATTGTTTACAGCTCCAATTGCAGTTTTAGTCCATCCGACAAACTTAGATACATATTCTTTAATACTTCCGCCATTCGGTCTGTTATTAGTGCTCCCGATATTTGCTGTAACAGTTCTCGTCGTTAAGTCCAGCATTCCATTTTCTAAGGCTGTAATATCGTTAACTATGCTTGTTCCAGCTGCCATGTCTATATCATTAACAACTTTTTCAATATCCGCTGTATTGTCTGCCTTATCTAAGCCTAAGTTAGATTTAGTTATATTTACATTGCCTTGTCTGTATTTATCCTCATTTTCTCCTTTTATCCCCGTTACTGGTGTACCTGCTAATACATCCCATTTGCCATCTGTTGTCTTATATATGTTGGATCCAAGCGGAACTGTTTTGCCCTCACCTTCCATAAAATCACTTGTTGTTACAAATTCATTCGCGATGTTATACATCCAGCCTTCTTTTACTTCGTCAAGACCTGGTAAGTTTTCAAACAGTACTGTTCCATGTGGCTGTAATGCCCCTTTTATTCCTTCGCTTATCTCTTTAGCCTGTTCTGCATATCCTTTAGCATTATTCATATATGTTTCTGCGTCATTTTTACATTCTGTAGATGATGCGTTAGCTTCTGCAGCTTTTGCAGCCGAAGTTGCAGCTTCCTGTACACTCTGCTCTATTTCTGTTTTATACGTTCCTTCTAGTAACGCTTTAAAACTTGCTACATACTCATATTCTTCAGATACCTGCTCCTTATCAGACTTTATCTGCTGTAAAATGCTGTCAAATGTTTCTGTATACTGCTGTTTTATCTCATCTGTAGCATCTTCTATCATATCTTCAAAATCCTCATAGGTACCAAGCTGTTTCACTTCCCCTGGTGCAAAACAGATATATAGCTTTCTGCTTTTTCGTCCTGTTCCAATCGTAACCGCAAATTCACCAGGCAACATCTTTGTTGCATCGAATTCCTCCGGCTTTCCTCTTCTCATTGTTATTGCCATTACTGTACCTCCTTAATTTCCTTTTATTATTCTTTCAAGTTCATTTATTCTATCATTTTGGCTTTGAAGTGTCGCAATCATATCTGCTATCAGCTCCTCATATCGAAGACCATATCTTGCAATACCTTCATCTTTTGTCCGTACTCCTGTGTGTGCATCTTCTACAACATTATAATCTTTATTGTTTATCGAGCTGTCTATAAAAAATCCCCAGTCGTCATCACCCATAGCATCCTTAGCTTGCTGCGCAATGAGCCCGTGATGGTATCTGTCAGATGTACCGTTTTTTAATTTGTACTTTGTCGGCTTTAATTTGTATATAAATTCAGCAGATTTATTTATATCAAGAGTTTCTATATCCTTCTTGACATTTTCATCTGAATCCGTCGAACTTGCAACCTCTCCATATATACCTCCTTTGACATGCAAACTGTATTTAATCCAGCCTGCACCGAAAAGATTGTATTCATAGTTGACTGGTGCTGAATGTGTATTCTCATCGTTAAAAATATAAAATGCATTAGCAGTTGTGTCACACCAATTTTCTATTCTCGCCGTTTTCCCTTTTTCGCCAATCTGCATATCATTTTCTACAACCGCCCCCTTATTAAACCAGCTTGGACTGTCTCTTCCTAGTACTACAGACACATTTCCTTGTGCATCAACAATGTTAATTATATGTCCCTCTATATCTACATACGAACCATCTTCATTTGTTATTCGCATCGATCCAGCTCGAAACTCATTTGTAACCTTTGAACCTGATTCTGTCGTATATGTAAACCTTATTACCGCACTGTCATCAGTCGTTGATATGTCTATCTTCCCGCCTGTTATTATTGCGTTAGCACTTTTTATTGTTCCTTCAAAGCTTCCATTTTTGGTTGCCAATCCATCTTTATCCAGTGTTGCTACCAGATTCCCTTTCGCATCATATACAGCTATCGTACCATTTGTATTATTATTTCCGCCTAAAACGAGCGTTCCTCCCTCTATATAGTCTGCAGATATTTTGTTAGCATATATAATGTTCATAATCATTTCTGCATTAATTGTTAGTCCATAAGGATATGTTTTGCCGCCATCATTGCTAATGCCTATTGCTCTCATTGTTATCTTAATAATTAACGAGCTCTCTTTAAGTGTAGGCTTATTATGTAAATATGCTATAGTGCTCCCATCCGGTTGTACTTCGTTGGTTTCGTACATTCCAGAAGATGTAGCAAGTTCCTGTGCTAATTTTTCAACAGCTTTTTCCCTGGCATTCTTTTCCTTTCTCATAGCTTTTTTTATAATTGCTTCTGTAGATGATTTACTTTCTGCGTTCTGTTTACTTGTTGTTTTAGAGTCACTACTTACAGACATCTTACCGCCCAAAGTTGCAGATACATTACTTACTATTATTGGGTATGTATATCCTTTGTAATCACTTATGTAACCTATATCTCCAGCTTCAACAGTAGGATCATACATTACTGTAAAACTACATTTTCTAAATGTCATTCCCACTGCCTTATCCATAATAGCTTCTGCAGTAGCTTGTGCGATTTCAGCTGTGGTTATAAAAGGATTGTCTGCTATTTCTATAACATATCCATCTGTTCCATAACTTAATACATTATCATCTCCATAACCTATCCGACATCCGCTTATTACTGTATTATTGGCATATACTGTAGGTGTATCTTTCAACATATAAAAATGATGATACGTAGATAAATCTCCATAATTGCCACCATCGAATATATCGCCTGTTACATAATCTTCTAATGTGCCACCAGAAGCCACATCTCCTGTTTCATAGTCTTCAAGCAGTCCGCCATCAAGATCTGCTGGTATCTTCTTATACCAATTAAGTTCCAATGCTCCTTCCTTATTACACTGTGCATAACTACATGCAATCTGTGCAATATAAGATACAGCATCTAAACATGTCATATCTTCATCTTCAGGATTACTTATAATTATATCTTCATTTGTAAAACTATTAGATGCTAATGTCACGCCGCAATACTCACATATTTCTCTTAATACATATTTAGCTTTTGTCGGCCAAGGAATATTAACTCTATTAAGCTTCTTTTCAAAAAGAGACATATTGTCCAACAAAGACAATGTTACTGTTGTGGATTTAATCTGTGGATTTTCCATGTTAAATACACCTTTTTTTGTATATTCAAATGTACCATTATCCAGTTCCATACCCACATACAATATACATTTAACCCGTTCCAAATCGTATCTGGACAGCCAATCTCCTGTATTATCCACCACAATCTGGGCACTGCCTATTACAGCAGCACCCACATCGAAAGAATCTGTAGAGGAAGTTCCATTTGTATACGATATTCCATCAGACATAAGTTTTTTTGTTCCTAATGTAATAGTCTCTTTTACGGATCCATCATTATTCATAATCAACAGTTCTGCTTTAGGTATGTAATTATGCATATATTCTCGTATCTTTTCTTTAAACTCTGTACTTATATCTGTTATCATTTTAACCTCTTTCTATCAAATCTACAGATACTTCTGGATATCTTATCTCGTCCCCAACAGTCTTTACAGAGTATGCTATAGCTCCTCTATATACCTGCATATCTATATCCAAATCAGATATTAATAATGGGAAGAATTTTCTCAAGCCATTCTCCCCATCTCTTATACCATTCTTCAATGTTTTAAATTCATTCTGCGTAAGCATCTGCCATTTCAGACTAACAGTTATATATGCACCTGTTATGTCTCCTACCATTGTTCCAGCTAATGTTCTTCCTGTATCACTTGTCCACAAAAGCGTATCATTTAGAGAAACAGAGGTTGGCGATGGTAATAAAATGTCACTTGCTACTATATCTAAATTTGCCATACTATCACTCCTCTATTGTTACTCTATTGTAGCGTCTGTTATAGTTACTTATTGCACGTTTAACAATTCTTCCAAGTTCTGCCTCACCGACTTGCATAATAAGATCTCCATCTGCTGTCCTATCAAGTATCTGCATTAACAGCTGTATTATCATATCCAGCTTGCTTTCAAGCGCATCATTTGTTTTACTCATCACAGCTTCAACAGCTTTATATGCCTGTGCATATATCTTATCTTCTGGCGCCACAATCTCACCTTGATGCCTGTTATCGCCAATCATGGCAAGCTGTGGAGTGTTTGGTTTAACATATCCGCCTTGCGCAAGGTATTGAATCTTGGAAAAGTTAGCTTCCTGCAAATTAAAACCAAAGTCTTCTCCGCCTATACCAGGTACCCAGTTTGGAACTTTAAAGCTTAGTTTATTTATACCTTTTACAACAGCATTAATTCCCCTCTGCATTCCTGAGAGTAATCCATTAATTAAGCCAATCACCATATTAATAGGACCTTTTGCAATATCAGCAATTCCGCTAAATATGCCATCAAAAGCCGTAACTATACCATTCCAGGCACCTTCCCAATCGCCAGAAAAAACGCCCTTAATAAACTGTATAACGCCTTTAAACACAGTAATTGTATCGTTCATTAAATCAGCTATGGTTCCAACAACAACTCCAACCTTATTCCCTATAGAATCAAATATAGCTATAAATATTGGTCCTAATAGTTCAGATAAAAATCCAACTACAGGTGCAATAAAGTTGTTATATATTGTCGTAGCACATGTAACTATCTCACCAACAAAATCCAAGAAATTGGCCAGCAGTGGCTGTAAATGTTCACTCCATACTCTATCAATTACATCTAAAGCATTCTCCCAGACTGGCTGAAGCATATTATTCCAAATATCTAAGAATACATCTCCGGTAGTCTTAACAGCCGCTTTTATTCCAGTAAATATCGGCTCTCCCCATTCGTTCCATGCCCCTGCCATTGTATTAACCAAGCCAATCCATACATTTGATATAGATTCAATGGCTGGACTTACACCTTCGCTCCATAAAGAATTCCAAGATGCTTTAAATGTATCAAATATTGTTTCATTTAAAGATAGCGTCTGGGATGCAAAATCCGTCAGCATTGGTAATCCAACAGAAACAAAATTTGCAAGTATAGGATATGCTGCTTTATTCCATACATCCGAAAAGACTGTATTAAAGCTATCAAATAATCCATTTAATATACTGCCATTAGTGTCGACCCATGTTACAAGATAATTTGTAAATGGACCATTAAAATAATTTAACAACGGCGGTCCTAATGCTTTTATATCATTAAACGCACTTGTTAGGTTTTTCTTGGCTGTATCTGTATTTTTTGTAAGTCCATCCCATATTCTTGACATAGATGGAGAAAATGTCGATACACTCCATTTGCGGAGTTTATCTAATTCTTTCTTTGCCTTATTTACAAAATCACTAATTGCAGATGTTGCATTAGATGTACTTCCACTCACATCTGGTACAAGGTCAACACTTCCGATTCCTGAAGATGTTCCACCTGTACTACCGCTTGAATCAGAACTATCATCTGCTGGCTCTGTCAGCTTATTTATCTGGTCAAAGCCTGCAAGCGACTTTTCTATATCTTTAGCAGTCTTCTTGGCTGCACTTCCTATATCACCTACATTATCCGCTGCGCTGGATGCATCATCTCCTATACCAGCTATATCCGAACTTATCGAACCCATAGAGGTTGATACATCTGCTCCTGTGAGCATTTGCACAAAGCTGGCAAAGCCATCTGCAACCTTCTGTAATCCTGCCAGCAAGTTGTTAAGGCCACGCAGAATAGGTGTAAACAATGCTATGAAGCCTTTACCAAGAGAAGCCTTTAACTGTTCGAATCTGAGTGATAAAATTCGCGTCTGATTTGCCCAGGAATCCTGTGTCTTAACAAAGTCTCCTGTGGCATTGGACAGTGCACTAGTAACATACTGATAACGGAGCATTACTTTTTCCTGCTCTGTCATCTTCGCTGTAGTCTTACCGAAGCCATTATTAAGTGCATACTGGTCTAAGTTCGTCTGAGTCATTACAACACCCAGGTCCTTAAGTGTCTCTGTTTCACCAGTCCAGATGGATTTCAGCTTTGTATATGCTTCATCTGTACTCAAATTGTAAAATGATGCAACATCACCTGTTAATCCGGTAACATCTTCTGCCATATCAAGTGCAGCCTGTCCTGTAATACCCATTGCATTACTCATCTGGCCAAATACACCCATGTACTTCTTAGCCGATAATTCCGATAAGCCGAAGTTAGTCATAGCATTAGAAGCCCACAAATCCGCCTGATGGCTTAAATCTCCAAATGCTGTATCCACAACATTCTGTACTTCTGTAACATTAGAACCAACTTCTAAGCAGTCTTTCGTAAACTTAGTAAAAGCTGCTATACTTAATCCAGCAGCTATTTTCTTTCCCATACCAGAAAAGATGGATGTTGCCTGCTTTGCTGCCTTATTGGAAGCACCTGTAAGCTGATTAACTATCTGTGAACTGTCTATGCCAAGTTCCAGAGCTATCTGTCCTACTACATCCGACATACTCCCTCCTTTCCGGCATTTAAAAAGACCACTTTCTACTTTGAGAAAGCGGTCTTAGCCCAATTTTGGAAGTCACTCCAATACTTATTGTAATTTGCAGGATCTTCCATTAATTTTCTATTCCTTCTTAATATCCAGTCATTACGGATTTTCTTCTGTTCCTTAGTGAACTCCTTTATAACCTTAGAATCTTTTTCTGCTCTGATTCCTACAATTCTCCCAAGTGGTGTTTCAGGCATTATTCCTGACAATAAAGAACAGAATTCAGCCCATGACATATCATCTTCTGTTCGCAATCGTATGCCATACTGGGACAGGAAGCTGGCTTCTATCAGCTCCCAATCATCCCATATATCATAATATACCTCATTATGCTGAGGGTGTCTGCTCCTCGCCGTACGTTCCCATAGCAACCTGCATGATTGTATTATACATTTCCTTATATTCAGGAATAGGAAGGTCTAATGCCTCAATCTTATCTGAAGCATCTTTTCCTACAAGCATTTCAAGGCCTTTAATCATAAATGCCATATCGTCCTTGTTTTCCTTGCTTTCTGCTTCCTGTGCCATAGCCTGTATATTAAGAATTGTACTCTTTCTGTTATTAACAGTAACAACCAAATCTTCTGTAATACGAATCATAGGTAACTGGTTCGTAATCTTCATAGATATATCTATTACTTTAAAATCTGTTTTTGCCATTATTCATATCCTCTTCTTTCTTTAAGCTGCTACATATGCTATATATGTCGGCCTACCGTCAGACTGTGCTTCCCATTCAAGTGCATCAATGCTTGTAGAATCTCCACCAAGAGATGTAACATTGATTACTGCCGGTATAAGAAGCTGGTCAAGGTTAGGGAATATAACAGATACCCATGTGTTGCAATCCTGTCCCGTTTTCATGAAACGGCTTGCCACATAATCATTTCCTTCATCCCCATAGTTACGCTTACCACCGAAAGACATATTAAGTGACTTACCTGTCATAAGTCTTCTTACCCAGCCTTGCTGATCCATTGGATTCCATTCTTCAATGGTTCCATCTACAGATACGCTTAAACTCTCTGCATCTTTTACAACCTTTGTTTCTACTGTTTCTGGCGTGTCTGCATTCTTTCTTCCAGTTATACATATTCCAAACTGAATTGTATGCACCGGATTAACACCTGTTAATGGTGTTGCTTCCGCATTATATCCAGCTATCTTTGTATTCTGTCCCATATCTTTACCTACCTTTCATAGTAAAATTTAAGTTCTATGACCATTTCAAATATTCCTTTATCGTCTGTATCAACTTCAATCGGTGCTGATACTAACATTTCTGTAAACAGAATATTTGTGTCATTAATGTTTACATGTTTCATATCTCTGAGCTTGTCGTAAAGCTCCTGTGAGACTTTTTCAGTCTCCCTGACACTTTTATTCCAATGAATCAGTATACTTATGGATTTGACAGCGTAAGAGCTGTTCTGTATACCCCCAACAGCCATCTGAACATTATCTCCCCTGTTAAGATGGTATACACCTATGCTCTTATCTTTCTTATCATCAAGCTTTCCACAATATACATGGTCATCAGCCGCTATTCCAAGACCTGCTATAAGGTCTCTCACATCACCTATTCCTAACATCCTAACATCACAACCCCGCATTCTTTTTATAAAACTTTCCAAATGCTTTAGGTGCAAGATTCTGCTTCTTACCACCTTTCATGTAGTCATCAAGCCATCTGCCTTTAGCATTCGCATTTCCTTCGTGTTTCTTGCCTTTATCATCAGTCCACGGTGTCTGATGGAAATTGTATTCTGGATGATAATACAGCCTTCTGGCGTATGGTGTACTAGACACAAGATATGCTTTTCCTTGACCTATATCAGATAAATCAACAAATGTGCTTTCATTCTGTAATGTTCCTGTATCCCTCGGTATAACCTGGCTCTGAACAACATCTGTATGTATTGCTTCTGCTGTTTGCGCAACTGACTCTTTTGCTGCTGCCGTAAGCTTCCTTACCATAGGCATATTAAGCTCCACCGTTGATTTAACATTTCTTGCCATTACATCACATCCAATCTTACATAATTAACCGTACCATCCGGATTACGGCACTTCGTACCCTTGTATATATGCCTTGTTACACCGAACACCGTTATATCACCTTCGGGAATTACCGGAAGCTCTGGTGCAATATCTCCGGGAATCAAAGCACATCCTTCAAGTTGTATAAGAACCTTTTCTGCCGTTAATACTGTCTTACCGCTGTCCTGATAGTTACATAATCCATCCCATATAACAGGCTCAAGAGGTTCTCCATAGACATTCCTGCCTTCTTGCGTTATCTCAAGGTGTATCTCTGTCTTACACATGCTCTTTAATATTAAACATGGGTACTTCATACTCACACCCCCAGACTTAAGCAGCACAAGCCAGTCTGACAGAGTATCTGGTATGTATCACGCTTTATAGCAATTCCATTCTGTACAAGGACATTCCAACTGCTGCCAAACTGCATAGATACTCCATTTAAAGAATAGTTCTGTAAGACACAATTAATCATGTCCTCATTCTCATATTCAAAATCAGCCATTTCACAGCACACATCTATCAGTATGCCCTGCTGGAACTCTGTCAGATTATTAAATCCTCTTGATGTTATTCGATTAAAAGTAAGCGAGTCGATATGCTGGCTCGCCTGTTTTAATCTTCGTTCTATCTGCTCATCTGGGATAATCCTATGTTCACTAAGGTACTGCTCTTTACTTGCATATACCATAAGACCACCGCCTATTCTGTCCTATCTTCCTTTGGTTCATCTGCTGTTACTTTGTCTTCCTTTGGCTTGTCTTCCTTTGCCTTACCTGTTTTCTTTGACCTAATAACCTTTGGTTCAAAGGTCAATCCAATTACTGTATCTGCCATAATGATTCCTCCTTAATTATCCTTATGTGATACATATACCCCAGCGGTCTTATTCTCATATACATGGCCATAAAGATTATTATTACGATACTTGAATACATGACTATCGCCATCCTGGTCCTGATCTGGACTAAAGTACTTAATATACTGATCCATAGCTGTTACAGCTGCAGACTTCTCTACACATAAGAAGTTAACATTCTTAGCCGGCTTAGTTGTCATCTCGTAATTTTCAACCTGTGTTCCACTTGGACTACTAACAGCCTTATAATTGCCCTCACTTTCTTTTGTGTAATAAGTCTTACCCGGCTGTGGTGATGTATCCTTTGATAATGTATAAGCTGCCTTAGTCTTTTCATATCCATATGAATTCTTACCATCATGAAGGGTTATTGATGTGTACATACGTGACTGTGGAACTGATATGATCTGAGAAAATCTCTTAAGTACTTCTCTTGATTTAGTTGTATCCATATCGTCCGCAAGAGAAGCTAATGTAGGTGTGATGAATAAAATACGTGATTCCATAGGAACTTCATCCTCATCCATCTTATTAGCACAAGCTCTTAACGCTGTTATTAATTCAGCTCCTGTTTCAATATTCTCTTCCTTTACTGTTATATCCTTAGTTCCACAGATTTTAGCAATACGCGCGGCATCTGTTTCTGGAATAACCTTTGTTCTTAAGAATTCACTTGATAACTTGGCAAATGGCTGTGCAAGTGTTTCATCATTATCAAGACGGTCGATTCTTAAATCCTGTGAACGTTCCTTATCGTACTTAACTGTTTCCCATGTAAGTGAAGTTGAACCCTTTGTATAACCTGACTTTCTATCAAAATCACCAAGTGCATCCATATCAAGCTTCGCAATCTTGATTTCACCGTTATTGCCTTTTCTTACTGTTGTTTCATCACCATCTAATACTGAGGTCTTTGCACCTTCCTTATACACCTCATCAAGTATTGGAAGGTATATTGTAGATAATTCGATATTATTCATATAATCCTATTCCTTTCTTTACTGCTTTGGCTTTAATCCGAATAACTTTCTTATCGCATCATCATTACCCGGATTGCCAATTCCATTGTTACTAGGAGCACCTATCTGGAAGCCAGCATTGTTCTCCATACTTGGCTTAAGTGCTGGTACATCTTTAAGTACCTGCTCAAGTGAAGCTTTGATATTATCTTCAGACACCTTTCCATCCACACCCTTTACCTTGCTGAAATCAGCCATCTTAAGAACATATGGAAGTGTCTTAGCTTCTATACCAAGTGTCATTGCTACCTTTGTAGCTGCAAGCTCAATCTGAGCCTGTTCAGCAACCTTCTGTGCTGCTGCCACTTCATTCTGAAGATTAGCATTAGCGTTCTGTTGCTGTTCTGTCTGCTGCTGCTTATTCTGCTTAAATGTTGCAATAGCCTGACTTATCTCATCTTCTGATAATCCCTGCTGCTGGAAATAGCTTTTAAGCACAGCATTCTCTTTCTTGGCAGTTGCATTATCCAGCATTGCCTGTATCTTGTCATAATCAACACCAGCCGTCTGCTGATTATTCTGATTACCCTGCTGTCCTGCCTGTTCATTGTCTCCTCCAGCGCTCTGGCCGCCGTTACCATCTCCGCCCTCAGCGAAGAACTGTAAATTCATAGGTAATGTCTTTCTCATTACTCTCTCCTTTCTTCCGTTTACCGCCCGTCGGCATTTTCCTAAAGTTTAGTGCCATTAAGTTTTGGGCATAAAAATAGCACCCACAGCTTATTTGCCATGCGTGCTTATTAACTAATATTAAATTGTGTTGCACTGGTGCAACTTTCTATAATCCTTGAAGCTCTATCCCTTCCATTACTGCTCTTGCTTCAAGAATTGCTATATAATTTACCATTGCATCAATCTGCATATTATATGTGCTTCTAGGACATGTTGGTTTAAATTCTAATGTTCCATTATCCCATTTCTCAAGCATACATTTAAGTCCTTTATATCTTATAACAAGCTGCTTATACTCTGCTTTAAATCTATCTCTATAGTTTGCGCTATTCATTAGAATAGCCGTTGCCGGCAGCTTTGTTTCATCATGTCTTCTGTATGCTTCTTCAAATTGTTTCTTAGGGCACCAGCTTTCATATCCATCAGGATATCTTATGTGATAGCCTTCATCTTCTGGATTCTCGTCACTTGGTATCTTCCACCCTCTGTATTCATTGTATTCGCCCCTGCTCATTGGCTCTGCTGCCACCACTTTTACTCCAATATAATCCTTCATTTTTAAATCCTCTCTTTCTTAAAATTGGGTATAAAAATACCACCAATCTCTCGACTGGTGGCTGTTAAACTTCTAAAAGATCCGCAAAACCTAAAGATTTAAAATATTCTTTTGTCTCGTCACTATTCATCTCTTCATCAGTAGCTGCATACTCTTCTATCATAAGTTTCTTAAGACGTTCAAACGCAATCTTTCTTGCATACTCCCATTCAGCATTTGTCAGTTTTAATTTAGAATCACTTTTAATACGTTCTAAAGAAGCAACCGGATTTGATGGCCTTATCAAGCCATCTATTAAAAATTTTTTTAATCCGCTCTTTTTTCCTCCAAGTTGACGATAATATTCCATTAAGCCTTTCTTATCCCCTTCATACTCAAGTTGGTCAAATTGACGAATTTCTTCCGCTGTAGCATCACTCGAAAACATTTACATCACCTTCCTAATGCTGTTTCAATAATTTCGCCAAATATTTTTGCTGTTTTTCTTGGATTATCACTCATCATATATTCTGCAAAACATTCTGCGAAAAATTCACGTTCAGAATCTACTTTAGTTCTATTTTTAACATAATCATACTTTGCTGCATAAACACTAACATGTTCAGCTATGAAATCTCTTTCTTTTTTTTCTAAAATATCACGTCTTTGAGATAGCGTCAAGCCTTGTTTTTTCAAATCATCCGCTAATTCCTGCTTATCAAATCCCGCTAATTTCAGAGTCATATCTTTTACTGTTTTGCTCGTTGTTCTGTGAACATTTCCATCAAGCAGTCCCTTTTTTGACATATATCCATCTAAGGCATGACCTAATTCATGTACAATAATACTGTTGTGGTCTGTACCAACTGGATGAAACCCTTGAGCAACATCATTTGCATATGCTTGAACTAATTTTTCATAATTAGCAAATTTTCCATATGCTTTGATTTCTCCCGTATATGTTACACAACCTGCATATGTACCACCTTTTAAATCGCTACTATATTTGAAAGATGCTAGCTGTTCTTTCAGTTCAGGGAATTTTTTCAAAACAACATCATAAGAATCATATACCATTTTAGCAGTATCATATTTCAATCCTGACATTTCAACTTTATCTATTGGTATTCCAGTTCTTAAAGAAAGTTCCTTTTCCATCTGTCTAACAGCTTTTGCTTCTTTTCCTGACAATCCTGCTTTCAAATCTTTAACAATCTGTTTCAGATTTTCTGTTTCATCAAATTTTTTATTAAATACCTCTTCATACTCTGCTGCTTGAGGTGTATCCATACCATCCATATAAGCATTAAGTGCATTGTCTGTTTCCTTTTCAAGTTTAGCTAACTTATGAACTTGTGCATCATATTCTTTCTTTGATGATGTGTATTCATCAATAGCACCATATTCCTGTTTTTCCCACTGCTCCTTCCTCGCCGCATACATTCTCTTATTATCCGGATCAAGTGAATACTCTGACAGTCTGCCGTACTGCTCCGCCATTCTGCCTGCATGCTGCTGTTTCTGGTCCTGCCTGTAATCTTCCTTAACCTGCTCAAGTTCTTTCTTTGAAAACTTGCTATCAGGCTCATCATCAAGTTCAGGGAAGTATGTTGTATGTACATCTTTGCAGTTAGGATGGTAAAGCCCTGCTGCCATAGCAGAAGACATAAGCGGATAAGGACCATCTGACGCCTTACCGCCGCTCCACACATCGTCTATAAGAATCTTCCCAACAAACGGAAGGCACTTAGGACAGGCATTAGCACGCTTATTCATGATAACTGTACTAATTCCCCATGATTGTCTCATTTCGCCCTCTCCGGTCAGATATGCACGCTTGTTAGCTGTCTGAATCGCCATCTTGGCATAGTCTTTCATGGTATGCCTTGCGCCATTTGCATATTCTATACAGTTAATGCCTGCCTTAAGGAAATCCTTAGTAGCCATGTCCACAGCCTTCTCATATGTTCCTGCGCCTGTATTCGCATAGACCTGAGCATTAAATATTATCTGTCGATATTTATCCTCCGACATTCTAAGCATTGCTTTTTCTGCCCTATTAAAATCCGATTTCGTTGCTTTAATCAGGGCATTGAGCTTCCTTGTATTCAATCTGAAAAAAGCACCCTCAGCGCCTTGCGACACCTTAGACGCTTTCAACCCTTTCTTTAATGCTCTTAATATTTTCTGCTCCTGTTCTGTTCCGCCTTCCTGTCTGGCTGCAAATATCATTGCATCAATTGAACTGTTTATATCGCTGAATCTGCCCGCAAAACGTGTCTTGTTATCTGCTTTATATTTTTCTAAGGCTTTAAGCTGTTCTACCTGCCACTGCGTCCAGTTGAATCCAAGTTCATCTTCTTCCGCTCTGTGTCTGTCAAGATTTCGTATCATAGAAGCTATCAGCTCATCTTCTATAGCTCTAAAGGCTTTTTCTATGTCATAATCTGTGTTGAGTGCCATAAGCTACCTCACTTGTTATCAAAACCTGTGAAACTGTTATCAGCGCCATTAACTGTAAAGCCATCTGCCTGCATATTAAGTGCCGGCTCTTCCATATCAGATATACCCTGTTCAGCCTTAAGCCTTGATATCTCTTCCTGCTTCCATTCGTCATCCTTGGTATCTCCATACAGTTCATCAACAGATGCCTCTATGCTCATAATACCGCCCTGCTTAGCCTTGCTGACTGTTTCTACCTGGCTTTCAAAGGATGGGTTAGCATATTCGCCAAATGTCACATCAATATCTATATCCTTAATAGCTGTCTTATTAAGCGTGTCTATGGCATTAAATGTTGCTGTAACAAGCTTTGGAAGAACCTTCTGAAGCCGCTCTACAATGTTATTTCTGCTGTAAAGCGTTGCTTTCTCTTTCTCCCTCTGTGCCTCCGCATTATCCAGCTTCTTAACATCTATGCCTAATGTTGATGGGCTCATAATCCCCTGTAAACAAAGATCCAACGCTGTGATATATGTTGCAAGATAGCTTTCGTGTGGGATATTGCCCTGTACAAGCTCTATCTTATTAACTGTACCTTCTGCCATGCTGCCATCTGTTGCTATATATGCATTATCAAAAGCATTAGGCTTTAGCACTTTTCCATCCAGGGGATTCCTTGGTAACATATTCTCCGGTATATATTCCTTTGTCCTATTCTTCCTTAAGGCATCCATCCATTGTGACCATGCTTCATCCAGCGCATCAAAGTTATCTATCTTTGCATCAAATATGCTCTTGCCTCGTCCTTTATACTTGGCTGACTTATAAAACAGAAGAGGAACAGCCATTATAAACTTGTCATTCCAGGTAACATCACTAAGATGTGCCAGCTCCGGTATAACACTTAAATCATATTCCCTGCCGCCTCTTGTAAGCTCATAATGTATGTAGCCTATGCCATAATGTTCAAGAAGCACATACTCCTGTCTCTGAACATTATACACTGTCTTAAACACTATCTCCTTAACTCTTCCCCTATCCCTGATAATCTCTGTCTTATCACCAGAGTAGAATTCCAATATAGGATACTTGCTAAGGTTCGTATCGAATGATATCTTGAATGCTCCATCACCGATATAAAGCGTTTCTGTTATTGCCTGCTTAACAAGCTCAATGAAATCATTTTCCTCTGCTATCTTATCCCATTCTGTCTGCCTGCTACCAGCATCTATTAAATTCATATCATCTGTTACTATACTGGCCAGCATATCGCATAACATAGCAGGGAGACCTACGTGTATCTTTCTTATCTCCATACCTATTGTACAGGATGCAGACCAGAACCTTGTCTTGTCACCATCTATCTGGCTGTATAGCTGTGACAGTTCTTCACTCTCACCTCTGTACCATATCTGGTTCTTTATGGCATTTCCCTCATAATCAAGAGTTTCCTGTATGCTTATGGAACCATTAACAGCCGGCTGGATGTGCAGCCACGTTCTTATTCCTGTTTTTATCTTCTCTGCCATACTTGTAAATATGTTCACCTCTCTCACTCTCCTATCTGGAACTATGTCTTATTCTCTATACCTATCCTGCTTCGATAAGGAATCCAGCCATACTGTACGCTGTTTACCATATGGTCATTGCCATCCTCAGGCTCACAGTCCTTATCTTCAAGCCACGAATACGTTTCTAGCTCTGTCTTGTAATTCGTGCACGTATCGACAATATAAAAGCTTGGCTCTCTGCCCTTTTCGTCGTTAAAGGACATCCAACCAAGCTGCAGGTTAATTCTGTCTATTATTGTTACTTTCTTATATGCATTATTGAATATATACAGGCATTCATGATGTTCTCTCTTATACTTGGCAAATTCTGTTATTGTTGCCTGATCAGCGTTATCAATAAAAGTGTTCTTTGCCATCCCCCATTCCTTACGGTTTCTTTCAAGGAAATCTATATAATTCTTAACTGTATCACTTGGAGCTATTGGTATATCAAGAGCTGCATTGTTATATACCTTTTCATCCAGCACTATCAACTTGCCTTTGTTGGTTATTCCCATATAGGACATTGCAATAGTATCAGGACTCTTAGTTGAATATGCCGTATCAAGACCGCTTGTATATATTACAAACCATTCTGTCTGCTTATCGTCATATTCTCGCTTAATAAATGCCTTGGCCTGTTCTTTAGTAATAACATGTCTCTTGCAGAAATTAGAAAAGACAAGACCTGTAGCCTTGCCTCTTAATCCTAATATCTTGTTCTTATGTATCTTAGTCCCCGGAGGATAGCTCATTTTCTTCTGTTCTATCTTTTCAGGTGTCATAGATATGTTATCTTCCATCCTGAAAAACCAATACACCCAGCCGTTAATAGGTTCACAGCCGTTAAGGTCCTTCCATATCTCTTCCGGTACATCTGCCTTGTACTTATCAATCGGTCTGGCATGATTGATGTACTCTGAATATATTGGCAGCGTAGGCGCATCCGGATTAAGTGTACCTACAAAGTATTCAGAACGTCCGAATATTTCTCGTATGAAGTCTATGTTAGCTGTGTTGCACTCATCCACCCACACACAGCCAAACTGTGAACCCAAGGCATTCTTCCACTTGCTGGCATTATCATAGCCAAGAACATATATTATCTTGGTACTGCTGCCAGTTTTGAATTTAATATGTGGAAGTTTATTCTCTTTATCACCGTTTCCACAGTATTCCAAATTAGGGAATATCTGAAGTAATCCCATATCAGCATTGATGATATTCTTCTCGATAACACCTGTTGTATTACCAGCTATAACATGCAGCTTCATATCTGATTCTGCTACATTCATGATAAACTTCACAGCAACCGTTGTTGTCTTACCTGATGCGGTAGAACCTTCAAGGAATTCTGCTCTTGCCGGTGTATCTATGTAATCCCAATACTTATCACTTAGAAGCATCAGGCTCACCCCTTGCCTTACGCTGTGCTAACAGCTCTGCCAATTCATCTTTTGCCTTAGAATTAATATTGGCATCTATCTTCTCTGTAAATATACCTAAATGTTTGCCCAGCAGTTCCAGTGCCCTGACCTTGTCGCATGGCTTTACTTCTAATCCATCTCGTCCCTTCTTTATAACAGCAAGTGCACGCTTCTGTTCTTCATTGAGTTCTTCTGTAAGCACTGGCTCTACCGTTCTGCACATTATAGGGTTGCCATCCTCGTCCAGTGCATCTACTATTCTGCCTTTAACTTCTATCTGCATTTTCTTCTCTACCACATGCGCATAATCCGCTGTATTAGAAAAAGCTATCAATGCAAGTTCTTTAATCACCCTCTCCTGCGTGATCTCAGTACTTCTTGACAGTTCTTTTTGTCTTTTTTCTATATACTTTTTTATTTCAGGTTTTCTCAGGTTCTCTATTCCTATCGAATATGCTGTTTTTTCTGAATATCCCGCTCGTATTGCTGCTTGCGTGGCATTGAGATCTATGAGGTATTCATCAGAAAATTTCTTCTGTTTTGGTGTTAATGCCATGCAATCAGCTCCTTTCAACTATTTTCTGTATCCTTATCTTCTATTTTTAATATTTTTAATGCACTTTGCTTATTTTTTATTTTTTGATCTAACTTTACAATTTCATCAATCTTTTCATTATATGTATTACATATATCTTTATTTTGACTAATAACATCTTCCATATATTTATACTTTATTTGTTTTAAATATTTATCGTCTACTTTACTTTCTTTATAAGATAAAATAAGCCAAATCAACGATATACCTAAAACTATTCCTAAATAAAATATTTTGCTATATATTGTAGGAATTGTTAATAATATTAATATACTTATTAATACACTAATTACATTCAAAAATGCTGTTGAAAGAATACGATACATTTCACTCTTTTCATCTTTATTATAACCATATATCAATATCTCACTTATATAAACAATAACCCAATCATAGGCATAAGTACACAATGAGACAGCCAATATTAAAATAATAGTTCTTATCAATTCCTTATCATAATATATATGTTCATCCCATAAATAGAATAAAATCACAGTTGGTAAGATGCTTGAAACTACTATGCTTAAAGCTTGCCCTCCCTTTTTTATAACAAAATCTGCTGACAATTTTTCAATAAATTTTTCAATAATTTTTTCCATTCTTAATCCTCCTAATTATATTTATAATATAACTAACCACATAAAAAAAGCAACAAAATAAGACACCAACTTTCGTCAGTGTCTTACCGGGGATATTTAATATTTAATGGAAACTTATGCAGTTCATCAATTCCAGTTTAGATATTAACACAGACAAAACGAACAGAGCGAACAAACTTTAAATTTTTGCTAAAAATCTTTCTACAGCCATTCTGCAACCATCTGCTGTATGGTGTTTTCCCATCTTTCTTGCTACCTGTACCCAGGATAATCCTTCTATGTATCTTAATGTTATAAGCCGTCGCATTCTGCTATTGTCAATTTCATTTATGCATTGTTCTATTAGATTAATCTGTGTATCTATCTTTTCTTTAACATCCATCTGCTGCCGCTGTCGCACTAAAAGAAGTGTTCTCTTCCGTGAATATGCCGGATAAGGGAAGCCTTCTACAACAAAATGCTGCTTACCTCCATCTCCGCCTGTAACACTATCCTTTTCCGTATATCCTTCAGCTTCCATTTTATCCAATTCTCTTTGTATCTTATCAATCGCAGCCTGTATTTCCTGTTTCTCCTTAACCAAATCATTGTACTGCTTAAGAAGGTCTTTTATATTGTTATTTTTCAAGTTGTTCATCACCTGCCTTTAATTTATCTAATGCTTTCATGGCTACTTCTAGCATTGGTTTGCTAGTTCCACAATTCTGGCCAGTATATGTACATTCTGTACTTTTGAGATATCCACAGCCTATACATATCGCCTTTGCTACAGCTTCTTTGGAATCCTCTATAGCCTTATCCTTTTCATTTTTGAGTAATGTCTTGCAATTATCATACTGGATATTATTTGTTTCAATGGCATTGAACCAATTTTCTTCCACTCTTCTGTAATGTTCAATCAATTCAGCTTTCCTTAATTGCTTTAAATATGAATCTGAATATGTATAAGCACCTATAGGAATTTCATTCATTCTCAGATACCCGCCTTTAATTTATTTAATATTTCCGCAGCCGATTCCAAATCGTTTGTTTCAATTGCTTCGAGATATTTATTTTCTAATCTTTTATGATATCCAATTGCTTCGGATCGTGCCATTTTCTTCAAATATGTATCCGAATAAGCGCCTGTAGGGACTGCCGGCAATTGTTTTGTAATTTTATCCCGGCTGGATTCTGTAGGCATATTCTTAATAGTATCTATAACCATTTTCCTATATACCTGTATTGCATCTTGCATTAATGTGGCAAAATCGTCTAAATCAACATTTTTTCCAAGTATTTCTTCTACAGGAAGGTCAAATGTAATATTTGTTCCTGTACTATTTAGCTTGTTTATAAGCTGTTCCCTGCTGATTAAATCGTTCATGTTTCCTCCTTTGCATTGCTGATATATACCACCTGCGAACCATCTTTAAGCCAACATATAATTGCGTTTGGTATCTGGCTATCATCATTTATTCCAGCTATATGTATACTACTAGCAGGCTTGTAATCAATAATTCTTGTTCGTATATGCTTTTTAGCTTCTTTCAACAACTTTTTATAAGTCATATTTAGTTCCTTTATAGGTTCAGGCAACTTATTCATGTTCCCTCCTGACAAACATCTCTCCATCACACCAGAAGTAATCTTCCGCCGGCATGTAGTTCTCTATAACCGTCTTGTTATTACATGTATATGTTCCGTCTGCTGCCACACTCTTAGAACATCGCTCGCAGCAGGTATACTCACATAGGTGTTTATGTCGTCTTCTGCTCATCTTCGCACCTCTTATTTCACCCTTCTTTTTCCTGTCACTGTGTCAAAAATCTCATGATATGGTGTTTCACTAAGCACTTCTCCTGTAAGTTTCTTTTTCCGGAGAACGATATCAGCAATCGAAAAACGACCATCTTTTTCTGTAATCGTAAAGCCATTCTTTCTGTCGTAATCAGCTATTTTCCTAATAACCAATTCTTTATCCTCATCATAAAAAATACAAACATCCGGTCTATCACTACCATTGTGTCTTTTCAGAATCGCCTCATAGATAATGTTATTCACCCTCGCACCTCTCAATCTTAAGTATCTCACCGAGATCAGCCTCGTTATTAAGCTCATTTATGTATATTACAAGGCTGTTGTCTCTGGCTATATTGAGACTGCTGCCATCTTTCTTTGTTACTGTCCACATATCTGCTACCTCATATAACTTTCCAAATTTCTTAGTATTTCTGCAATGCCTTCTTTTATCTCCTTATCAAGTTCATCTTCCGTCATTAATGCACGCTTATACACTGTCTGTATTCTTTCCTTAGCAAAATCCTCGCCGTATTTTTTGCAAATAGCTTTATATATACTTTTTGTTAATAACGTCAGTTCTGTTTCTGCTTCTCCAAAGCTTCCTTTGATTTCAATTTCACCTTTATCGCACTTAATCATATCGTTTCCTCGCTTTCTTAATATTTTTAATATCCCGAATATTCCAATTCTCTTTTCAGGTATTCAATCAGATCTTCTATCGTCTCAATGTCGTCATAGCCAGTATTATCCATTCCCCGCAATTCACTTAGCAGCAGTTCCATATTATCAAATCTACTTACTACATCAGCCAATTTTCTGCCTATGTTATTGTTTTTATCATTCACCTTTTCTTTACCTGCCTTTACAATTTTATTGTTTGTCATTTTCTTACTTCCATCTCTGTTATACAGTGTCTCCGGTTTATAAAACGGACACGGCTTATCCTCCTTGGCGCAATATAACTCAATAAGCCCCTTACAATCTCTCTGCTCCAGATTAATCATAATACAATCTCTATTCATCCCAGTTTCCCCTTCCTGCATTACATAATGCCGATATTACCCATGCCGTTATAAAGCCAGCTATAAAACATATTATTCCTGTTGTCATATTTACCTCCATATTCTGTATTTATGCGGTCTACAGAGCTTTTAGGTGCTCCAGTTCTTTTGCCAATGTAACCGCATTTATGCGTGCTGCTTCTATTCGCATATTATCCGGTGTTATATCAGATGTGCTGTAATCCTCGATAAACAGGGCAATCTTGCGGTGTGCATCACATATTGCTTCCCAACAATTCATATAATTTCCAAGTGCGTCTACTTTGTCCTCACATTCTGTATTTATCGCATTTGTTGGCATTTCTGGCTCTGTTTTTTCTTTCTCTTCAGGTGCTTCTTTAAAATCATGTGTTTCTTCCACCATTTTCGACATATCTTTTTCAAAATTCGGTTTTTCTGTGTTTTCCGGTAAATATTCCGGATGATTAAGCACGCTGTCCTGCCCTGGTATCTGCTCCTCTTCCGTATTCTCTTCTACCGGCTGGGGCTTAGGTTTCTCAATCTTGGCTTTCTGCACCTTCTTTTCTTTCCTCTGCACTGGCTTTTCCTGTTGCACCGGTGCAATTTCTGTTTTCTTCTGATACTCCTCTTTAAAAATGCTCGTCCATGCCTTAGCCGAATCTTCTGTATCTGCTGCCATGCTAAATATATTTATTACAGATTCCGCAAGGTCCTCTATGTTCCATTCTGTCTTTTCCATAGTCCGTATATTGGTTATCGTTATTCTGCCAGAGTCTGCCTTAATACTTAACATAAGGCGGCCAACCCCCGGAAGACGGACTGAATATATCATTTCGCCTGTAGGAGCCAGTATATCTACCAGCTCCTCTGTCTCATATGATGATGTATGTATCTTCGTGAACAGTTGCGGATTGTCATAAAACAACTGATGAAGAACCTGTTCAAGCTCATTAAGTTCTTTCACGCTTTCATCTTTGCCCTCGATCAAAACCTCTATGTCAGATATCTTCTTTTCCTCATCGATTTCCTTCTTAATGTCCTCTATTTCAGATTTAGAATAATCCGGGGATATTTCCTCTATGATTTCATCTGGCATATTAAGCATTAAAGCAAGCTTGGCATACCCAAATCCTTTATATTTATCCTCCAGGGTAGAATCATCTTCTTTACTTCCAAACCTTTCATTTATGGCTATAAAGCGGGACACCTGTGTCTTATCCAAGCCATATCTTGTCTTTGCATAATCAATTACATTAGCATACGGTGTATCCTTAAGAATATCTGTATCTCTAGCCACTTTTAAAAGATATCCTATTCTTATAAAACTCTCCGCACTCTTGCTAAATTCTGCATCCAATGCCTGCTGCCATTCGTTAAATGTTCCTGTAGGTATTATCTCTATCATGTTTTTTCCTTTCTTCTTATGCCGTTTTCTTTGTTCTATTAGATTTAATGTGTTCAATATACTTTTTCAGAAAAGTTTCTATTATTTTCCTGTCTGGCTTTGTATCATTCTTCCCATACCATTGAACTATAGTATTGCACTGCAGTTCTATCGTTATATATGGTATGTTTGGGAATTCCTTCTTTCTCAGCACCATTATCCAGGCCTTTCCTTTGTTGTAATTGTCCATATAACGCTGACTATCTGAACCTACACAATGATGAAGAATTCTCCCTTCCATTACAATTTCAATTGCATCTTTGGCCGGTCTTATCATTAATCCATCATTTTCCCATGTGTATCTTGCCGGAATCTTTTGAGAGCGAACAGATATCTCCGGATATTTATCAGCCATTTTACTTAAATATGTTTCATCTTTTTTGCGCTCAGCCTCTTCTCTTAATTGCATATATGTCTGGTGCAAGTGTTTAGGTCTAATATACACACTGTTTGTCATATCATATCCCCCAGCTTCACGCTCTTTCAGATAATCAGCATATTCTCTCAATGTACTATCCATGCTTTCAAAATAATCTTTTGAATTCTTACTTATAAAGTTATATAATTTCTGCAAACTTTGATATTTCAGTGCCTTCTCTAATCTTTCACAGCCATCACTATATGTTCCCCATAGTTCAAACAACATCCCATAATCTTTAATCGCAATCTTTTTTGAATCTGCAAATTGTATCATTTTTAATTGCGAAAATCCTTGCTTGGGAGCTTGTCTTAACCATGTAAGCTGTTCTCTTGTTATTTTTAATATCCTGTGCAACTCTACTTCACTCTTTTTTATCTCTCTGGTTTTTCCTTTATGCCACAATATCTGTGTGCACATACTCTCAAAACCATTCTTATAAAGAATTTCTAACTGTGTACATCTGGCATAACTCTCTATTGCTATTAATTTATGCATATTAATTGCCGTATAACTATCCCCACCCTGATTAAGTAATGTGTATAACTTATATGGCATATATCTTAAGCAGCTATTTTTTATGTTTTCCTCTCCAACCATCGTTAATGTCGAAATTGAGTTGTAATCCAGTTCCCGAACTGGATACCAGTTATTAGAATATCCGTGATAATATATCCTTATCTTTCCAAGAAAAAGAAACATTCTTAATTTTTCCGATGTTGCTATCCTCCATGAACCAAATTCGTCTCTCGTAACATCCGTATAGAATATTCTCGCTATCAATGTTTCATCAGCTGCCGTCTGATATAAAACAGTATTAAACTCCTGATGTGTTGTTTTTGCTCTTCCTAATGGTTTTAAGCGAGCGCTCTTGCCACATTTTATACACATGAAGCCTTCTCCATCTCTCGGAACAGGGTATATTTTCACCGGTTCAAATCCTTCTGAATCAGAATTTCTCAATGTATATTCTTGTCCACACTGGCAGCATTTATAATCTGCATAATTTCCATGTCGCTTATAATAGATTAGATTGCACCTGTCAGCATGCATTTCAATTGCATCTAACAGTTTTTCAGGTATGCTTGGAACCGTTTTAAATAGGTTCTGCATTTCTGCTTCTTTCCTTAAGTCCTGGGTTCTTATCTTTTTTCTTTCAATATAGTCTTCTATGCTGTCAATATAGTCTTTTGCTCGCTCTTTATATGGCTTATCTATTCCCATATCCTCTGCATACTGTTTTATTACCACTGCATCTCTTTTTGAAACATACGCTTCACTAATAACTGCTCTATATGGATTGTTCCAATTACTTTTCCTGTCTGTTTTATTATCAGTATAATCATAGTGAATATAACCATCATTACACATAATCATTCTGTAAATATGATTTCGGTCACTATACAGGTCTACTATCAGATATTTATTCCCCGGCTCTATATCTACAATATCTGCAATCAGAGATAATTCTTTATCATTTTTTGGAGACCTGCCCTGATATGCTATTGCCTTCTTTATCTGCATCTCGTGCCTCCAAGGTAATAAGCCTTTATGATTTCATATGCTCTTCCCATTCCCGGTATTCCCATCTTTACACTTGGTGTTCCTATGCCTGCTGCCTTAACAATATCTTTATCTACCGGATAACAATTTTTAAAACTCCACTTAAGAAGCTCAGCTATGCAGCCTTTCACCGTCTTTCCTTTCTTTCGTACCGCTACAGCCATATCAGGATGCTCTGTAACCTGTGCTTTTATATAATTTATCCAATCCTGTACTATCTCAACCGGTTTAAGCTCTTCCTCTTCGACCTTAATTTTTCCCAATGCTGCCATGAGTGGATTACACATTTCCGGTACTTCCCCGGTTATATATTCCTCTGCATCCTGTGGATCAAGACCATTTTCTCTTGCTATTTCCCTTATAGCCTCTGTATCTGCCTGCGCCAGCTGTCCTGCTGCCGCCTTATTTATCTCCTCAGCGCTATCAAATTCCCCGAATTTATCAAACATAATATTCCTCCTATTTACATGATTCCCGCATGCATTTATACGAACAGTAATACTTACTGCCTTTCTTATACACCCACGTAGTCCTATCTATCGCAAGCCCCAGCCTGCCTATCTGTAACAATGTTTCCTGTGTCATATTGCCTCCTACAAATAATTTTTCATAAATAAATTCATCCACTCCTCGCGACTGAATAACTGCTCAAATCTCTTCTGACCTGCTCTTATAAGCTTCAGATCTGTTTCCCTGCATTTATGTACTGCCTCTTTGCCCGTCCTGTGATGTTCCGGACACAACCACACCTTAAGCCCGTAATGCTCCGATATCTTCCTGTTAGCCGTACCATGCATGATGTGATGGCACTCCAAGTCACTGGACGGAAGTCTTTTGAAATTATTGTTTTTAATCATTTCTTCTCTGCACAGGAAGCATTCTTTAATGTCCTGCATTATACTTTCCATCATTTCTCCTTTCTCCTCCCGGCATGACCGGGAGGACTAACCATGCCAGATAATAAAACTGTGATATATTTTTCTGTGCGTAAATAAGTACCGTGTAGATGTATTTGGAGTAAAATGTCACTCCCATTCTGTATTTATGCGGCTTTGCACTGTTATGAGTTATATATTGTCTACCTCTGGATGCTGGCAGATATACAATTCCCGCTCAAGCTTTGCGATCTGTCCTCCAAGAATGGTAAGATTAGTAACCTTGATGCTTGTTTCATCCGCTGTTTTACAGGGCGGCATCATGTACGCGGCTTTTCTTAACCACTTAAGCCGTTCAAGCTCCTTTTTTATCTTTATCTCGTCCATTCCGCCTCCATCTTCTTAAGCTCATACTCCATCCACTTTGTAAAATCATGTGGCTCATCCGACCAGCTTATAACATGTCCGCGGCTTACATTTAGGTACTGCTGCCACAAGTCCGCATTTTTTACCTCTTTCCCATTAGCTTTCGTCCATCCGGCTTTTTCCCATTGTTGCGGCCAAAAGTTCCTGCAGCTGTTCAACACGTGTTCGCAACTAGTATTTATGCGGATTTCACAGTTTTCATGGAAGCGCATTAATGCATGTATTATTGCCTGCAGTGCCGCCTGATTCTCTGTAACATTTTCAAGCGTGCCCTTGCCGTTTCTAATGAACTCTTTGCCATTAATAACTATCTTTAAGACATACATGTATGCTACATGCTTACGGACTGCTGGTCCTCTAGCTGTCGTTTGGATGTATATATCTACCTTTTGCATCTCTTTTTCTCCAATCTCGGAGTCTTGCTGTTATATAAAACATGCCATTTACTCCGTTGTAATACACCTGTGATTCCAGAAGAGAATATTCCGGATGCCATGCTTGTATTTCTGCTTCCCTTGCAGCCTTATCTCTTACAAATGTGTCTATATATTTGCTTACAGGAATATATCGCCCATTTCCGCCCTTTCTCTTGGAACGGACCTTACGAACTCTGAACTGTCTAAGTCCCGTAGAGCAGTTCCACCGCTTCTCATTTTTCTGCCGGTGCTTGTCCTTTGTTATGTACTTGGCCATTCCTACAAGACCATAAGCATCTTCCTCAAGTCGCTTTGACTGGGAACGCTCTCCCAGCTTCCACAACTTCTCACATACATCTCTGTCAAGAAGCCCGTCCATAATTACATGATGATGCCAGCGCACCTTTGCGTCAGGATCATGTTCTGTAACATATATGTACTTGGCTTTAGGCAAACCCAGCTTCTTGCGTCTGTAATTAATTCTCCGGATATAATTAGTCATATTTTTTACAGCCTCATCCCAGCATGCTGGCTCATTCCCTTCTGCATATGTAAGCGTCATCCATATATCATCGTTTGTGAAATTCTCTATAATCAGTCTTCCACAATATTTAATGGCATTCTTATTGTTCAGGTTTCTTTGAGTTTCTTTATCCTTAATCCTTCCTTCTTCCGGAATGTCCTCTTTCCTGGTGAACTCTGGATATATTTCTATCTCAAGCTGATTACCTGCCCGGATCTCCTTACATGTGTAGACGCACCTGTATTTGGTCTTCAGCATGTACTCCATGAAGACCTCATTCATATCTTCTACAGATTTATCAATTGCCGCTTCATAGTCATAGGGAATGTACCTTGTACCTTTTCTTTTCATGTACACCCCTTTTTAATAATCTTTGTTTCGTAGACTTGTTAATATTCATTACAAGCCCAAGAAAAAAGACCATTTTATTAATTTTTCTTGATGTACTTGAACATTTCTGATACAATAATATTGTTATATTTGCAGAGCATTTAATGTTCTAAGTACTAGAGCCGCCGGTCCAGCGGCTCTTTTTATATGGTTGGAAGCCTGTAAGCTCCTTCCGGCACAAAGCTGAATATCTCTAACAATCTCAGCCTTGTGTACCATCTGGCAGCCAGCTCCGTATTACCATTCCTAAGATTCTCATTAATTCTCTTGTTGTAAGATATTATTAAACCTACACGCCGCATATTATCCTCCATCTAAATTACAATATCCTTTGGTTCATTCGGATTCGTTAAATCCTTTCCCTCGTTATCCCTGAAGAATCTTTCAAGCTCTGACTTTCTTATTCTTGTATGAGGGATTTTAAGCACCCTTATCTGATTTGCGTTGATAAGTGTATAAACATACTGTTTAGAAGCTCGCATGATTGTTGCCACTTCCTCCACTGTATACACCATATCTTCTGGCTCTCTCTTTATTGTTGCTATCTTCACAAGCTTGCTCCTTTCCTTAATCTATTTCCTCTTAGGTTCATGACATAACACCAATATTGTTATGCAGATAATTGCTGTTATCGCTACTGCTGTATAATTCACTCTCTCACCTCCTCGAATAGATAATTTGTGTTATAATCAAAACAAAAACAGGAGGTATTTATGCCAACTCCATTCAACGAATTAGAACTATCAACATATGAACATCTTTTGTTAATACGAATAAGACTCACTGGTATATCAAAGGAATCAGTTCGTATAAAGCCTAGATGTAAATATCTCTATAAGTTCGGTCTTATAGATAATTCCACTAAAAGCATTAATAAATATGTTATTAGTGATAAGGGTAAAATGTACCTCAGATACAAACGCCGTAGTTCATTTCGTTTTTGGATACCTGTCATTATCTCGATTCTTGCTTTGTTAAGCAGTTACGATATATACACCAATCCACTTATCCAGAAAGCATTGCAATCACTAGCACAACTATTGAAAAATATATTGGGAAGTTAGGATGTCTCTCTCTGAATGGTATCCTTATAACTTCATAATGTTTAATACCTGATAATTTCATTTTCTTTATAGCTGATAGTGCCTGCATAAATGTCTTTGTTCTCTCTTCTATAAATGGTTCATAACTGCGAATTATATATTTGTAGGTTTTATGCTCAATTACTCTCTCACCTCCTTGAATAGATAATGTCACATATCGTGTCATTATTAATCAAAAAAAATAGACTGAACCGACTTTCCATAATACTGTGCCAGTTTAATCTTTATAGAATCTCTTGGGATTCTTTCGCCACATTCATACATAGACAAAGCCGAATCACTTATGCCTATTGCTTTCGCAACTTCACTCTGTGGCTTATTTCCTCTTAACACTGTTAACCTGTTGCCTATTTCCTTGGGTTGCAAATTATCACTCCTTTCATGCCACACTTTGTGGCTCAACTGTAATATATCACTTGTCACACATCGTGTCAACACATTTTGTGGAATTTTTCTTGATTTTTCCACAATTCGTGTTATTATATATTTAAAGTAACATAAGGAGTTGAATTATATGGGTGATTTTCCTAACATATTCAGAAAAATAAGAGAACAAAGTGGACTTACTCAACAGCAAATGGCTGATAAACTTGGTGTATCCAGAAGCGCTATTGGAATGTATGAAAATGGCGAAAGAGAACCAAATTTTGAAACTTTGGAACTAATTGCTGATACATTTAATGTTGATATGAACTATTTACTAGGTAAAAAACCTACTACTGAGGTTATTCCCGATAGGTATTACCTTGATGATGATGCCAGAGATATGGCTCAGTTTATGTATGAGAATCCTGAATACAAAGTTCTCTTTGACGCTTCTCGCAAGGTCAAGAAAGAAGATATCGACTTTGTTAAACAGATGATAGATAGAATGTCAAATAAAGGGGATGATTAATATTACTACTAATGTTATTTACGCAGATATGCCTCCTACAATAAAGGCATACACTGTTAATAATAATGATGATTCTTTTACAATCGTGCTTAATTCTCGGCTAAACCGAGAACAACATCTTAAATCATATCATCATGAATTAACACACATTGAAAATGGAGATTATGACAGACAGTGTAAAGATGTTGATATGATTGAAATATATGCACACAACATAAATTAAACATTAAATGGGGGAGAATGCTTTATATGCTTATAGATAAGAAAGAGCTAAAATCTTTAAAAAAAGCTGCAAAATTTTTAACTAACAATAAATTTTATATTACGCTCTCATACATAAATGGTCTTCAGTATGAACGCCAAATAACTTGTAATGTTGGAATGTTTGAAGATAAATTGTTTATAGATTTCTTTGGTGGAAACAAATATATTTATTCTACTCATGAAATAAATAATGTATTTCTCTCTTTAAAATACATCGTTATAGAATTTATTGATAATTCTTTTATAGTTTTTTCTTCTTCTGATAACAACCTATTAAAGATATATAATACATTAGTTATGCAATATAATATACCTTCTGTCCAAAAAGATATTAAAAATTTTGTTGCCAACTTGAATTATTCAACAATATCACAGCAACCCATTAATGAGCCTACAGAATATTCGCCTTCATATTCTGATAAAACAGACTGCTCTTCATCAATATCAAATAATTTGGATGCACCGCAAACAAAAGATGCTCACATAGTTTTCCCAGATTGGTATATATCAATCTGCTTTGGAAAATCCTCTTCGGAAAATTACATGAAAGCTGTCACTCTTGCCAAGCAGGCTCCGCAATATCATACTCAAACGGATAATGGAATCATTCTTCATCAGGCTATATACTCGAGTGCTCCACAAGAATATCTAGCTTTTATAAGCTTATATGAATTGGTTAGCACATGGAAATCCAGTTTTACTATAATAAACGGGAAAGTCATTGACAGAAAGATAATAGGTAAGTTGAATTATTGTTATGGTGATAAATGCCGTAGTGGTGACCCACATTTTTGTTATGGTGCTAGTTATATGACCGAAAATCCTTTTGGTTGTCACAGATTGCAAGTAAGTGCAGCGAATAATCCTTGGTGGTCATTCTACCGAAGAGTAGGAAATAATTATATTTTGAATCAAATGGAACTAAAAAAGAGGATTGACTCATATGCTTCTGTTTATTGTTTGTGTCCATGCTTTAATTATCAGCAAATAATCCAAGCATATAACTCTCTTCCGATAAGATTAACACAATATCAATATAATAGATTGTCTGCTAGTAACTGGGGATTAAGAATGTGATATCCCAGATGCAGAATAGTATAGAGAAAGTCTGAAAATGAGACAATAGTATATGGAGGTATTAATATGAGTGAAAAAGAACAGTTATTACAATTAATTGAAAAAGTTCCTAATTACAAGATTGGTTATGTATTAGCTTTTGTAAAGGGACTTTTAGCTTGTGATGATACAAAAAAGTAAATAATCAATTATAAAATGAGGAGGTTACGCAATGAACACACTAGAAAAAATTGTTAGCAGTAACAAAATGCCGGTTCTATTTATAGGTTCTGGCATTTCTAGACGATATCTGCAGGGATATCCTGATTGGGATGCTTTACTACGCAAATCATTTAATATGTATAATAACGATTCCTATCAATATCAAAAACATATTGACCGTTTTAAAAGAGATAATTTTACCGATTTTGAAATAATGGCTAAGATGGGGACTCTAATAGAAAATGGTTTTAACGAAGCCTTTTTCGATAGAAAATTGTCCTTAAATTTTGTTAAGTCAAAAAATCCTGCGTGGGTAAAAAGAGGTGTGTCGCCTTATAAAATGTATTTGTCTAACCTTTTTAAAAAACTTCCTCTCAAAGATGCAGCTTATTTAACCAAAGAAAAAGAGAGTTTTAAAAATTTACGAAACAAAATTTCAGCCGTAATTACAACTAATTACGATCAGTTTATAGAAAAAGAAATATTCAATTCTGACTTCACTGTTTTTACACATCAATATGAATTGTTTTCTGCTGATAGTTATAATTCCGCAGAAATATATAAAATACATGGTTGTGTTACAGATGCTAATTCAATTGTTATCACAGAAAATGATTATAACGACTTTGCAGATTCACGAAAACTTGTAATTGCAAAAATGCTTACCCTCTTTTCTGAATCTCCTATCATTTTCTTGGGATATTCATTTACAGATGAGAATGTAAGAAGTATCGTAACTGATTTTTTATCCTGCTTAACTGAGGAACAGCTAATAAACATAGATGAACACTTTGTTTTTATCTCTTTTAAAAAAGGCGAACGCAAGCTTGTTGAAACCAAAAATACAATATATACATCAAGCGGGAAGAAGATTCCAGTTACAGAAATCCAAACTGATAACTTTTTAAAAGTTTATGAAACTCTCAACAAAATTATACCAGGCATATCACCTATAAGAATTCGTGATACAAAAAGAATTGTGCGAAAAATCGTAGATGAGAATATAGCATCATCTAATGCCGAATCAATAATTGTTGGATTAGATGAACTTGATAAAATTGATTTATCCTCTAAGCCTTTGGCTATTGCTGTTGGATATCGTGAAAATATCCTTAATAAATATGGATACGGACTTGTAGATAAAAATCTTATATTTGAGGATATAGTTTATGATAACAAGCATTTTTCTGCCGAAGAAATGTGCATTGAGCGTTATAAATCAATTCCATATACCCAGCTTCTTCCAGTATTTAAATATATAAAAGCTGCAAACTTTAAACTTATTTCTGGTTCTCACTTAGAGACCTATGTTAAAAAGCACAACTCAATTGATGCAATTTTAGGATCATCAATAAAAAAGGCTTTGGTTAATATTCCAAAATATGCAAACTATGATGAACTTCAAAAGGCTTTAGATAAAATAACTGATACAAGAAAAGTACCCGCTATTATGTTGGCTAATTTACAAATTCTTGATATACCTAAACTTCGTGAATTATGTAAAAGACTTTTTGACACAGCTTCAGATGAATTATTTTCCAACACTTATTTTAAAAGATGTGTAATGTGTTTGGATTTCTGGGAAAATGGTCCATATAAAATATAAAAGAATAGCTAGTGAACCTTTTTTGGTACACACCAAAAACATCACTAGCTAAACCTTAGTCAATATATAAGAACATTTATATATGTTCTATTTGCTTTCCCAGTTAAATGGACCTTCAACCGTTAGAATAATCTATTATAGTTTGAAGTCCAAGTGTTGAAACTGTGTTAATATAATACAATTATTGTAACTAGGTGTCAACAGTTTTTCATCGCTATTTTTTTACATTTTCATACAAAATAAAAGCCCCTATGCCACCAACACAAGAGCTTTTACCCGCGACTTACAATTAAGCTGTGCTCAATGATATAATCGCCCTAGACAAGTCATATTATATCATTTGAAACACCGCTTTTGCAAGTAGGTGTATTTTTTATACCCATTTTTACTGTTGCACCAGTGCAACTTCCCAAAAAACAGAAAGGAATGATTAATATGAAAAAGAAAATATCTAAGGTCCTTACATATAAGCGTGGCAATCTATGGGCCTATCGTTTCGAATCTGCCCCTGTAGATAGCAAAAGGAAGTGGATTACCAAGAGCGGATTTAAGAACCAATCTGAGGCATATGAAGCCGGTATGGTCGCATACACACAATATAAACAGACTGGCAAGAGCTTCACTCCATCTAATATCTCTGTATCTGATTACATGGATTACTGGATTGATAATTATTGCAAGGTCAATCTTAAAGCTAATACGGCATCAACTTACAAAAAGAAAATTGATTTATATATAAAGCCGGCTATTGGTTCATATTATCTTAAAGACATAGAGCCAAGTCTTCTCCAGGAGCTTATAAATAATCTTTTTAATACCGGAATGTCGCGAAACTCTCTCGGCAATGTTAAGGGCATTCTTACCAAGTCATTTGCCTACGCAAAGACTACTGCAAGATTTATTAATGATGATCCTTCTACAACTATTTCTCTTCCGCTTCCAAGAGCAAAGGCAGAGGTTAAAACCAAAAAGAAAGTAAGAGTCGTATGGACTAATGAGCAGCTTGATACTGTCTTTAAAACATTTGCACAAGGACATATATATCATATGCCACTTCTTCTCGCTTATAGGTGCGGCATGCGTCTGGGTGAGATATTTGGTCTTATGTGGGATGATATAGACTTTGATAATGGAATATTAAGCATTAACAGACAGGTACAGAATCATGATGATAAATGGTATCTGGAAAACCCTAAATATGATTCATTTCGTACCATAGAACTTGATGATACAACGCTTTCAGAACTTAAAAGGATGTACGAACATGAAAAGGAATGTGAACAGTACTATAATGAATATTACAATTATATCTACTGTGAGACACTTGAAGATGACTCTAAGAGACTTACTTATGAGCCGGCTGGCGAATCAATGCATATGGTGCTTGTAAGAGATGATGGCTCATGGATTCAGCCAAGAACCATGATGCACTGTTTTAATGTTATTCATCATAAGCTTGGCTTCACTGAGCTTGATTTCCATTCTCTCAGGCATACACACGCTTCTAATTTACTTGCCAAAGGAGCTGATGTTAAATATGTACAAGAGCGTCTGGGACATAAAAATGTAGCAACCACTCTTGATATATACGCCCATGTCACAGAAACCATGCGTGAGCGCAACAAGGACATATTAAATACACTATAA